CATATATATTTACTATCATTTTTACCTCCTTATTTTTTTTATTGATCAATTGTGTATAAATTGGAAAATTTATCCAAAGTTCAGCAAGCGAAACTTTATGTGCATGCGGAAGCAATAGGGCAAGGCAGAACTACATGTAATATTGTAGAAAAAGTTGGGAATATTGTAACTATAATATTTGACAGTGGTAACGCTTTAAGAAATATTAATGATAACACTGTAATTTTTCAAATCCCTGACGGTTTTAAACCAAAGACATTTTTGTCCGTAAACGCTTCGCAATATAACACTTCGAACGGAACAGTTTACATTGAACCTAGCGGAATTGGAAAGTGGAAAGGTGCAACCGTCAATTCTGCCAGTATTATTTTTTCTGTTAGTTATATTGTTTAAGCTAAGTTTATTTAGCTAAATATACCGCATTAATATATAACGCGGAGCTTGTTCGTGCCCCACGCCACACTACATTACCGTTTGTTTCTATGTGAGCCGCTCCACCACTGGCAGAATTAATTATTCCAACGCTGACTGGAGTTAAGAACTTTGGACGAAATTTTTCAGGGATATTAAAAAGCACTTCTCCGTAATTCCGACCGTTGTAAACTTCGTTGGAATCTACAGTCAGAATACAAATATTTCCAATTTTGTGAATTACTCCGACCGTGAGCCTTGAATCTATCGCATAGCTTTCAACACTGGATAAATTTTCCAATTTGTTCAAAAAAGCTATACTAAAAATAAAAGTATAGGAGTGATTCAAATGAACAAAAATTGGGAAATCTACAAGGAATATCTGAATAGCTGTATAGCAAGAAATGAAAGTGTGAAAAACACAACATATAGGACTTATGCAAACAATATGAAACAATTTATTGAGTATTTGCAACGATACGAAAATAATTATTGTTTGTTGAATAAAAAGAAGTCAAAGAATATAGTTGGAATTTTGGAACGGTATATAAGACATTGTAGGCAAATAAAAAGGAACAATGCGAGGACTATCAATAATAAAATAACCGCTATATCAAGTTTCTATATATGGGCTGTTAAAAGAGATTTAATAGCGGTACATCCATTCAGAGATAAATTGGACAGGCTGAAAGTTACAGACACGGAAAAGCGGAGAAAGAGCTATTATTTAAGTAGTAAAGAGATAGTAGAAATACAAGTAAAAATGAAATTATCTGAAAAATATGATTTACAGGATCAGATAATTTTTAATCTTATAATTGATACAGCATGCAGAATAAGTGCATTACAGTCAATTAAGATAGAAAATATCAATCTAGAAAATGGAATAATAAGCGGAATAGTAGAAAAAGAACAAAAAATTGTAGAGTTTGCAATATTTGAAAATACAGTAAATTTAATAAAGGAGTGGTTAAGATGTAGGAATGATAGTATAGAGTATTTATTGATTACTAAATACAATGGAGTATTTAATCAAATGAGTAAAAGCACTATAAGAGAGAGAGTAAGAAAAATTGGAAAGCTCGTAGGAATAGATAATTTATATCCACACAGTTTACGAAAAACAAGCATTAATTTACTGGCAGAAGTCGGGGGAATTGACTTAGCGAGTGAATTTGCGAATCATAGTGGAATTGATGTGACTAAGAAGCATTATATAAAAAAGAAAAGTGCGAGAGATAGAAAAGAAAAATTAATTCAAATAAGAAGAAAAATCGGATTTTAGGAGGAATAATAATGATAATTTACATTTACGATAAAAACACATTAGAGCTAATAGCTCAACCAATGACACTCGGTGTTGAAAAATTTAAAGAAAATCCTAACTTGTTTTTCCCGGATTGGAATTCCGAAACAATGGTTTATTCAACTTCGTTTCTCATAAATCCTGTCATAGACATAGAAACAGGCGAACTAAGGGAAATGAATGAGTATGAGCAAGTAGTTGCAGAGAAACTCTTTTTAGCGGACGGTGAGTATTTAGACGAAAAAACTAAATCTGTTAAAAGAATTCCTAAGCCGAACGAATGGTCTACATGGGATAAAACAATTAACACATGGAAAATTGACAACTCTTTACTAGAAAATAAAAAAAATGAATTAAAAAAGAAATTATTACAGGACTTGGCAGAAGCAAAGTCTAATTATTTAAATCAGACAATAGAAATTAAAAAAAATAACAAAAAATACGCATTTGAAAATAACGAAAGAAACAGAAACAGTTTATCGTTAAAAATGTCGTTAATGTGGACTTTGGAACAAGATAAAATTGAGAAAGTAAAAGTGAAAATTGAAAAAGGACTTGTCGAATTTATAGAACTAAATAGAGCTGAATTAAAAATTTTAGCTAAAAAGATTCAGGACATTTTAGAAATTGCTGACATGGCAGAGCAAATGGCTGTAACAGGACTTGAAAGATACAGTATTGAGCAATTAATGTCCCTTGATGTGAATGATTTTTTCAAAGATTAGAAAAGAGGTGATGTAATGAATAGATTCAAAAAAATATTTGAATATTTATTAGAAGTAGAGGGTGGTTATTCAAACGATAAAAATGACAGAGGTGGAAAAACAAAGTACGGTATCATAGAAAGAGAGGCAAGGGGGTTTGGATATAAAGGGCATATGAGAGATATGCCGATTGAAATGGCAGAATATATATATAACCAAAAATATTATCATGGTAACAGATTAGATGAAGTTGTTAACGATAAAATATCGTTATCAATTTGCGATTGGATCGTTAACAGCGGAACATGGGGAGTGAAGAAAGCACAACAAACAGTTAATATAATTAGTAATTACAAATTATCTACTGATGGCATAATAGGAAATAAAACATTATTTGCCTTGAATAATGTGGACTCAGATAAGTTTTTACAAGCTTATCACGAGTTGCAACGTAGATTTTATCGTAATATTGTTTTAAGTAATCCAACACAGGAAGATTTTTTAAAAGGTTGGTTAAACAGAGTGGCAAAAAAAGAAAAGTTTTTAAAAAACAATTTTTAAGACTCAATTTTTTGAAATTTTAAGTCTAAGAAAATTTATAGACTCAAAAAATTGAAAAACTGAGTCTAACGAAAAAACAAACCTCTATATTTTAATTTTAAGCGTTCTAAATTGATTTTAGGTATAAAAACTCAAAGGAACAAAAAGAATTAAAATTTAAGCCGTTTCTGTGGCTTACAATACAAATAAATTAAATAAGACAAAGGAGATGTTAAAAATGAAAGAATTTTTATTACAAATTTTAAATGGAGCAGGACAAAATGTGTTAAACTTAATTGGAGTATCAGCAGGAGCGTACTTAGTTACAATTTTAGGAAAAGGATTTATCAAACTTTATAAATTTTTGATAAATAGAAAAATAGTTAAATTGGTTACTAAATATATTCCAAACGGTATTGCTTTTGGGGATATCCTTAAAGGCACAAAACCAAACGAGGAAGTATTATTCCAAGCTGTTTTAAGAGTGCAGAACTTAGTCTTGAAAGCATTTCCTCCACGGTTAAGACCGACTGTTGATAGATTAATTGATGAAAAAGCAATAGCAAGAGAAATTGAAAGAGCATTGAATGAGGATAAGTCGGTGGGTTTAGCAAAGGCTCCAGCAATGGAAGAATAGCAGAAAAACTGGAGCAGAAAACAGAAGAAATAATTGAAAAAACAACTGACAAGGTAGTAGATAAAGCAATTCAAAAGGTAGTGGAGAGTGGGAAACTCTCTGCTACTGACAATAAGCTTAATTTTAATGTTATTGACTATAAGAGGGATTATAGCCGTAGCAATATTTACGCAGATATCAACTATCGTGATAATTTTAAAGGCGATAGGGAGTTGCTGGCAAGAGCAGGTTTTATCTATTACTTAAATAGAAAGTAACACTGGAGGGAGGTTTAATGTTTTTTAAGGAAATAGCGGACTTAGGAGTAACGGTAGTAGTATGTGGAATATTCCTATATTTTGCTAAAACAATTTTTGACTTAATGATTAAGGACAATAAAAAATATTATGAAGAAATCTTAGTAAAATTAGAATATGCGGAAAATAGGAGAAGTACACTTATAACTCAAAATGAGAAGTTGATTGAAGTTCTTAATCGATTAGAGGAAAGATTAAGAACTGAAAAAGTGACTGGGAAAGCGTTGGAAAAAATTTTAATATTCCAGGTTCAGGAAATTCGTTGGGCGATTCAGAAAAAAATAGTCAAGTATATTGAAAAAAATCACTTGAAGGAAAACTGGAGTATAATCAATAAAGAAATTGACACTTTTTTTAACAGAAAGCTTATTGACTTTGAAACTGAAATGCACGACATTATAGAGGGAATTACTTATAAAATGATTCATGATATCATTAAAAAGGAATTTTCAGAAACTAAGAATATTATTGTGCAAATCCTGGAAGGACTAAAAGAGGATGGCATGGATGAAAAAGAATTATATGAAAGAGCTATAAGGATAGTGGAAGACCACATGCAGACAATAGAAAATGAACTTGTAGCTAATATTAAAGAATTGACAAATTAAGGGCAGTCGTAAAGATTGCCCTGTCTTTTTTTATTGGAAAAATTTCCTGTTTTTTTATAAAAAGTTATTGACAAATATAAAATAATGTAGTATAATAATATCAAGATGAAGATAGGAGTGATAAATATGAAAATCAGAATGAAAAATAAAGTAAAATTATTTAGAGAATGCATGGAGACAGATGAAAAAAACATAACAAGTTTACTTGAAAGCAACTGGATTATAAAAATAATAAGAGCTTATGAAGTATCATATGAAGTAAAAAAATACGAAAATGGGAAAGCGGAAGTATTTGTAAATTTCAACGGAAAAGAAAAGGAAATCGCAGATGAAATAAAAAAAGGTTTCCAAGAAACATACAGAGAAAAAATAAATGTTGAAATATCTGAAAAGAATATCACGATAGAAATAGAGGAGGAATAATGAAAGAAAAAAAAGAAACAAGGGGGGCAAAAAAAGGCAGAAAAATAACGTGGGATGTAGGAAGAAAGCCAACGCTGGATGGAGATAAATATATCTCAAAATCAGTAAGTCTACCGGGTAAAAAATGGGAGAAAATAGAAGAAATAGCAAAACAGCAAGGAACTACTAAAAATAAAATAATTGCAAATTTAGTGGAAGATTTTCTGAAAATTTTCGAAAAAAAATAGATATTTTATAAAAAGTTATTGACAAATATAAAATAATATAGTATAATTATATCAAGAAAGGGGGAGAATGTTAAAGACAAGGAACAGAAAGGAGACAAAAATGAGCGAAATGACAGCAAAAGAAAATGAAATTTTAATAAAGCTGATCATCAATCTTGTTGAAACAAGCAAAGATAAAGATGAAGCAGTGAAAAAATTAAAAGCTCTACTTGATACAGACAAATAGAGCTTAAGCAAAAATATTTTGGAGAGTTGCCACCTTGTCGGTAACTCTCTCTAAAAAGATTATAACAAATAATCTTAAAAATGACAAGGAAATAAAAAACTTGGAGGAAATAAAATGATTATACTTGAAAATAGAATAATAGAAGACATAAGAGGAACAATTTTAAGAGAAAAATTGAGAAATTTGAAAGATGATGAAAAACTTGATGACTACTTTGAAAATGAATTAAACATATTCAAGTTTTTTAAAAACTTTGAAATGGATGAAGTAACAGCTCAGTATATAAATTTATATGAAAAACTTATGAATAAAATTGCAGAAAAAGATTTTAATGAAGAAAATTTAAAAGAATTGAGAGAAAAATTCAAAAAAGAAGAAAAATTAATAGAAATGAAAGTTGATAATATGCTTCAAGGAAGATTCTATATTATTAACAAACATAGCAATCTTGAAATAATTGATAGATATGAAAAATTAAGTTTTTCAATATATCATTATTATAAAGAATTATCTGAAAAAATAAGTGAGAAAACAGCACAAGAAAAAGAAAAAATACTGCAAGAAACCTCTTTAGTACATAATTATCTAAGAAATTACAGCTTTGCAGCTGTAGCGGATGCAGTTGCTGATGTAAAGTTAGCATGTAAATAATAAAAATGCCCCTTGACTTTTAAGAGAAAAGGGGTATAATATATTAACTTAATAGTGCATAGTGCAATGTAAATATTATTATTTGTTATAATTAGTAATTTTAATAGTAGCATTTTGTATTGTAAATATTGTAGTTTGTTATTATTTATTATTTTAATAGTGCATAGTGTATAGAGCCTTAATTGGCTCTTTTTGTTTTTTGAGGTATAATTAAAATAAAAAAGGGAGAAAATGGAATGAAATATAGAGGATATTCAATTGTTAAAACAAATAGTAAGCGTCCTTATGAGTGTAAAGAGTTGCAGCTAAAGGCAAATACACTAGAAGATATGGTTAGGATGATAAGCAAAGTGGACAATGCAAGAGTAATGGCAATTGATGGTTATTTAGAAGCTAAAAGAAGATTGTTCCAGTTTTACTGCAATCAGGTTGAGGGAGAAATAATTTCAAAAACTTTCGAGGAAATAAAGAAAAATCATGGATTGAATAACAACAGGGAAGCTCTAATGTTTTTGATTAACTTGTACAGAGTGAAATAAAAAAATCTTTAAAAAAGTAAAAGCCCTTATTGGGCTTTTTAATCTTGAAATAAAACAAATTTACTGGTATATTATTGGTAACAAAAATAATTTAAAGTATTGAATTTAAGGACTTTTCAGATAAAAAAATGTTCCCGGTTACACCACATATGGAAGTAGTGAGTATGTTAAGGAAAGTAAGGGATTAGAGGTATTGAGAAAATAATTTAAAAAGAAAGGATAATGATATTATGGCAGATAAGAATACAGCCGTTATTGGATTTGAAAAACAGATATGGGATGCTGCGTGTGTTCTTCGAGGAAATATGGATGCATCAGAATATAAGAATGTGGTATTAGGATTAATTTTCTTAAAATATATTTCAGATAAATTTGATGATAAATATAATGCTCTTGTTGCTGAAGGAGACGGTTTTGAAGAAGATATTGATGAGTATACATCTGAAGGAATTTTCTTTGTACCAGCTGGAGCTCGTTGGAGTGAAATTGTGTCAAAGGCACATACTCCTGAAATAGGTACTGTTATTGATGAAGCAATGCGTGCCATTGAAAAGAAAAATAAAAGGCTTAAAGATATTCTTCCTAAAAATTTTGCACGTCCAGAACTTGATAAGAGAAGACTAGGTGATGTAGTTGATTTATTTACAAATATTCAGATGATAGAGCATGGAAGTGAAAAAGATATTCTTGGACGTACTTATGAATATTGTTTGGCAATGTTTGCAGAACAGGAAGGAAAACGTGGCGGGGAATTCTTTACCCCTTCTTGTGTTGTACGTACTTTAGTAGAAATATTAAAGCCTTTTAAAGGACGTGTTTATGATCCTTGTTGTGGGTCAGGTGGTATGTTTGTACAGTCAGCAAGATTTGTAGAAAATCATAGTGGAAATATTAGCAATATTTCAATTTATGGTCAGGATTCAAATCCGACTACTTGGAAAATGGCACACATGAATCTTGCAATTAGAGGAATTGAACCAGATCTTGGAGGTTATTCTGCTGATACTTTTCTAGAGGATCGTCATCCAACATTACGTGCAGACTATATAATGGCCAATCCTCCGTTTAATCTTTCAGGTTGGGGTGCTGATAAATTAAAAGAAGATGTTCGTTTTCAGTATGGAATGCCACCAGCAGGAAATGCTAACTTTGCATGGTTACAGCATATGATTTATCATCTTTCTCCAGCAGGCCGAATTGGTATGGTATTAGCCAATGGTTCTCTTTCTTCTCAGTCAGGTGGAGAAGGAGAAATTCGTAAAAATATTATTAATGCTGATTTGGTTGAATGTATTGTAGCAATGCCTACACAATTATTTTATACTACACAAATTCCAGTATCTCTTTGGTTCCTTAATAAACAGAAAAAACAAACTGGAAAAACTTTATTTATTGATGCTCGTAAGATGGGAACAATGGTAAGTCGTAAATTACGTGAACTTACAGATAAAGATATTATGAAACTTGCAGATACTTATACAGCCTTTGTTGATGGAACATTAGAAAATGAAAAGGGTTACTGTGCAGTAGTTGAAACAAAAGAAATTGAAAAGCAAGATTATATACTTACTCCAGGGCGTTACGTAGGTATTGAAGAACAGGAAGACGATGGAGAACCATTTGAAGAAAAAATGGCTCGTCTAACATCAGAACTTTCAGAAATGTTTGCAAAGAGTCGTGAGCTTGAAGAAGAGATTAGGAAGAAGTTGGGAGCGATTGGGTATGAGATCTAAATGGGAAAGAAAAAAACTATGTGAAATTGCTGATTTCAATCCTCGTGAATCACTTTCAAAAGGAGCAATAGCTAAAAAAATATCTATGGACAAGTTACAACCATTTTGTAGGGATATCCCTTCTTATGAATTTGAAGCATTTTCAGGGGGTACAAAATTTCGTAATGGTGACACTATAATGGCACGTATAACACCATGTTTAGAAAATGGGAAAACTGCTAAAGTATCAGTACTAGATGATAATGAAGTAGGTTTCGGCTCTACAGAATATATTGTGTTCCGAGCCAAGGAAGGAATGGATGAAGATTTTCTATATTATTTAGTATGTAGTTCAATTATTAGAGAACCAGCTATTAAGTCTATGGTTGGCTCATCTGGAAGGCAACGTGTACAAATGGACGTGGTACAGAATTTAGAAATTCAAGTTCCACCAATAAAAGAACAAAGAATAATAGGAAAATTTTTACGAAATTTAGATGATAAAGTACAATTTAATAATAAGATAAATAAGAATTTATTTCTGTCTCAAAAAATTAAAACTCTACTTAAAAAAAATACCAAAAATAATACAAAAATATTACAGGTATCTTCGAGTGAAATGGCTGCTTAAAGATCAATGTCGGAAACATCAATTTCACCAGATATTAATTTAGGTAAGAGAGTGTCTCTTAAAGAAGTAAGCCGAATATTTTCAAGGCGATTTTCTATTATTAGATTATAAATTGGTTTTAGTAATCCACCAATTCTAATATAATCTTCATGTGAAGGTATTAAAACAGAAGCTTTAGAAAGATCTTCTCGTTTAATATGTCCCATAGTTGTTGCCTTATATGCTGCTATAGCAATAAATTTTTGAAGATGATAATTAGTCCAGCTGTAATAAAACCATTTATCATATTTCATAGATGAAACTTTGAATAAGTGTTGATTTAATCCACATATTCCACCACACCAAAAATCAACTAATAGACTTCCTGACCAAGAAAATATAACATCGCCATTATGAATAATATATTCAGACTTAATAGTTGGAGAGCACAAGTCACTATTTGAATCACACATTCCTTGTCGAAGTTCTTTAATTTTAAGAACTGGTAATCCTTTTTCTTTTTTAGAAGGACGGAATTTTTGCATAGCAAGACCATTAAGATAAGTAGCAATTTCAAGTAGAGAACTTTTTTTCCAAGTAGATGGAATAAAATCTAATGATAGAAATTCTTCTTCAAAAATAGTTTGTGCTTGCTGCTCTAAATTCTTATTTATCTTTTCATTTTCTTCAATTTTATCATCAATTAATGATAAATAGCGAGCTATTTTTTTCTGTACAGTTTCCTCTTTTGGAATATCTATTTCAAGTCCATTTATACCATTTTTATTAACTGATCCAAACACTGTACCTGTCTCTTTATTTATCAATTGTGGCATATAATACTTTAAAAGATAGAATAAAAAATCATTATTTCCATTTTTCATTTTAATTCCACAAACTCCTCGACCAAGACACATATCTACAGGAGCAATATTTAAATCTCCAACTGGAGCACGAACACTCATAATAACATCGCCTGCTTTGGCAATTTTTGTTGTAAAAGTAGTATATGTATCAAATATAGGATATCTTCTACCGAATGTCCTATTTCCTTGAAGAAAAGGAATTCCATCTCCTTTTGAATTATAATATTCCGATTTTGGAGATTGTCCCATAGTAATATCTGCAACATCTGCTAATGTACATTTCATCCTTATTACCTTCCTAACCTATATATTTCTTATGAGCAATCTTAACATTGCTCTGTTTAACCATTGCATATTGCAAGGTTGTATCTATTCTTTTATGACCAAGCAATTGTTGCAATTGCTCAATTGGCATTCCTTTATCAATCGCTAATGTTGCTAATGTTCTACGAAATTTATGTGGATGAACTTTCTCAATACCTAGCATCTTACCAATACTACGTAGCCGAGATTCAATTCCACCTATTTTAATACGTTCAAAAGGAGCTTTTAATGTTACAAAAAGAGCAGGATTATCATCTACTCTACTATCAATATAGTTCTTTAGATGAATCTTGGTTCGTGCATCAAAATACACAACACGTTCTTTATCACCTTTACCAAAAACAACACATTCTCTTTCAGTAAAATCAATATCAGCTATATTTAAAAGCACCATTTCACCTATACGCATTCCAGTAGAAGCTAGCATATCTATCATTGCAAGGTCTCTCAATTCAGGGCATCCGTCACGCATTATTTCAAGTTCTTCATCTGTGTATGTTTCTTTTATATTAGTCCCCGTTTTGACCTTATGAATTCGACGTACTGGACTTTTAACAATATAATCTTCATCTTCAAGCCATGAAAAAAAACTAGATAAAATTCTTCGAATATTATCAATTGTAATCCTACAGGATCCATTTTTTTCTTGATAATCTGTTAAATAGTTTCTTAAATCATCCGTTTGTATATGTCTTACTTCTTTAGAAACCGTATTTATCATATTTTCAATGGTTGTAAGATAATATTTTATAGTTTTTTCCGAACAACCTTCAATTCTCTTAGCTGCGACAAAAGAATAAATCAGCTTTTGGCTATCATCTTCCCTTGTTTCAACTTTTTTTGTAATATCATAACTATAAAGTGTATGATTCATTACTTCTTGTAATTTCTGTAGTTGAGCATTATCGAGATACGACAACATTTGTTGCATAATCTCATCAATAATTCTTTGTTTCATAATTCGTTCTCCTTTTTTTATTTCCAAAGAACGACTCAACGGCAGTTCCGTTGGTTTTATACTTCCGCCGTTGATGGAAGGTTATGTTAAATAAGAATTTAGAGCAACAAGTTTGTGCTATTTATCAATCTTGGTTTGAAGACTTTAAACTCACAAATGGTATTTGTCCAGAATGTTGGAGTTATAAAGAGCTTTCAACAATTGCTAATATTTCAAGTGGAAAACGTCCACCTATTAAATCCAATATCTGCAATCAAGAAACACCTATTTCTATCGTTGGTGCATCTTCTATAATAGGATTTACTTCTAAATCAAACAATATAGATAGAATTCTTGTCACAGGCAGAGTTGGAACTCATGGCATAATTCAAAGATTGAATACTCCTTGTTGGGCTTCGGATAATACTCTTGTGATAAAAAGTTCCTATTATGAATTTACTAATCAAATTTTGAATAGAATTGATTTTTCAACAATGAATAGGGGTTCAACACAACCTCTTATTACACAAGGAGATATAAAAAAAATCGTTATATTGGTTCCTGATGAAAATACTCTCAAAAAATTTGAGGAATTTGCAGGTTCATTAATGGATCAATGGGAAAGAAATAATAATGAAAATATAAAACTTATTTCTCTAAGAGACACTCTCTTACCTAAATTAATATCTGGTGAAATTGATGTTTCCGACATTGATCTTTAAGCAGCCATTTCA